TTCATATTAACGCTCGCGCAAACGTCTTTCCGCTTCAGCTTTGTAATTCTGCCAATTTTCAGGGTGCTTTCTAATAATTTCACCCAGGGCTGACATGTTGATTCCGCGATTGATGCCGCCGACGGTCAAGTCACGCAGCAAATCAGGATCTAGGCCACCGCTTGATGCACCCCGCGCTGCAGGTGCGCCACCGCCCTGGGGCTTTGGTGCCTTTTGCACCCATTCCGGCACGTTGTTGCGAGCCCAGTCAGCAACAGGGATTCGCTCATAGCCATCAACCACTACCGGGCCATTGTTGCCCTGCTGAATTTCCTTATCCTTCAAATAGTTCCGCATGACTAGATCAGGGTCATGCACAACGTCTGACAGGGCGCTAACCGCAGGCGCAGTCAGCTCAAGGTCACGAACACGAGTCTCCAGCTCTGCGATGCGTTCATCTTTCTTGGTGCTGTTTTCGCGGAACTGATGCTCTCTGGCTTGCAGTGCTTCGCTGTATTTGCCCTGTGATTCCAGTTGTTCTTGCTCTGCTTTTGCCTTGAAGTCCATTAACTCTTGAACATTGACGCCTTCAGGCACTGATTTGGTTTTTTTTAATTTACCAATCAGCTCGTGATTCTTGCGCTCTAATGCTTCGACACTGCCTCTAAGCAGTTCCAATTCACTAGTGTCTGCTGTAGGCGTAGCCTCTTGCAGTTGTTCTTCAGACATAAATAACCCGTAAGGTTAATTGCAGCCCAAATGTACTACCAAAGAAACTTATTCGCCCAGTAAGCCTTTGAACTTGGCCCGCGTTTGATGTTTTGCGCGTGCCGGGCCTTCCAGTTTTTGCGGGTTTCAGCAGCGGCTTTGCTTTCACCCTCACGTTTGGGGAAACGCTTTGCACCCTGCAGGCCAAACCTCAGCAGCTTTTCTTTGCCGTCAACCTTGGTGACAACCGCAGCCGCATATTTGGGGTGCTTTGTGGTCATTATCGGTTTGTTGAGGCCCTCGAAGCGGTGGCCTCCTTTGTCAATGGCCTTGGCCATGGTTATTTCTTTTTAGCCTTTTTGGCAGGGCTCAGATCTGAGCGCCTTTTTAAAACAGTGTTGCTAGTCACATCTGACTTGATCCGCACAATCGGATCATCAGCAGAGCCAACCCTAGTGACAGTGCCGCCGCTGCGGGTCTTAATCGACACGCGATCAGATTTGGCAACGCTTTGAACCACTCCTGTGGTCCTGACCCCTCCGTAGGACCAGGCGACACGAGATCCTTTCTTCACTTTTTCTTGCCTCCTTTCTTTTTCTTTTTGCCCGCAGGTTTCTGGGGCTTCATGGGGCCTTTGTAACTAGGCATCAGCTTTCCTCCTTGGATGCTTCTGTTTTAGCTGCTTTTTTCTTGGCAGCGGGCTTTTTCGGGGGGCAGGCCGGGGCCTCTTCTGTGGTCGGTTTGAACTGGAACTTGCTGTGAAGTTGCATGGGACAGGCCCTAACAGCACATCAAGCTTAACTAACTAGGCGAAAGACTTCCAAACAACCCTTCATCAATCAACGCTTTGAAGGCCTTCATGCTTTTGGTTTTTTGAGCAAATGCCCTAAATGTCGCCCGCTGCTCAAACGGGACATCCTGAATCAGGAGGGCCAACTCACGAGAAATTTCTGGGCTTTCAAAATCCATTAGTCGCTAGTCCATGCTTCAAAAATTATGTTGTCCCCGTCAAACCTTGTCGCAGGCACAGGGCTAGCACCTTCAATGCTTACAAGCGAATTACGGTTCAAGATAACCCAATAATCCTCACTGCCACCGCGACCGTGGTTTGCCATCGGGACTTGGTAACCGTCATAGCCTAGTGCAGCTGCAGCTTCGCCAATATCGTTCAAATCTTCGCCATATTTTGCCTTGGCTTCTTTTACGACACCTAGGCTCCACTTTTCCCACTCATTATGCGCCTCCATACGAGCCGCAATGCGGGCCTTATTGTTTACCACGCGCTCTAATGCGGGGTTATCTTTTGGCACAGGTATAGATGTGCGCCAGACATTCGCATTTTTACGAAGCCCAGAAGCTGTCACTAAGGCTCCCCTATCTCCTGCATAAGATTTGGCAGTGGAATGAGCTGCCTCGACTGAATACTTGCCCATCTGACCAGCAGCCGCCATGTAAGAGCCGTTGCCATAAACGCCTTTGCCTGCGTAATGAATTCCTCCTTGGCTTCCACGCCCTTGCCATTGATCTACAGATGATTGTTGTGGAATGCCACGAAAGAACACCAAATTATCTTTGCCATCAACGTCTTTCATTAAATCTTTTCTGGCCAACAACTGATCCATATCCTTAACCAGCTCTGACTTTGCATTGAAGCCTTGCTGCTCATAAACCTCAGTAAGGTTTAGCTGCCCTTTGCCTTGATAAGCCTTTTGAAATCCGGCTGAACTTAAAGCTTTGAGTGTTTCTGTCGGTTCTGGCGTCGGCGCTGGCTTGGGCTTTTGCTTAGCTACAGCTTTGGTTTTTGGCTTGGGTTTGGTTTTGACTTTTGAGAACTTTTCAGTCGTACTCAGCCCTGACTTTTGCTTGGCATCAGCAATCAAGCCGACAAAATCCGTACCCTTCGGCACGCCTTTATCAACCATCGCCTCGATGCGTTTCTTATCGCTTTTTAAAGCTGGATCCTGCATCACCTGCTTGGCGATCTTTTCATTCTTGGTAAGAATTTTTGTCGTGGGTTTTGCTTTAGGGGCCGCAGCTTTCTTGCTCTTTGTGATCTTGTCCGGTTCCCCATAGCGGGAACGCAGCTGTTTAAGGCTTACCTCTGAGCCGTCCTCACGCATAAACCGTTTCATCGCCCCATCAGGGCCATAGCGATCAGCTAAGCGGTTGTAATAACGGGCCTTCTCAAATGCCCCAGGCGTTGCCTTGCCACCGTTCAGCATCCGGGCCTGGGCAGGGCTGGCATCAAACCTTGATTTCTTGCCCGCCTTAGTCGTACCCCGTAGGTCGTACAGGTGCTGTGCTGCGCTTGTCCCAACAGGCACCCGGCCACCTTTGGGGTCTGCACTAGACGGCGTGCCCTCTTTAGTCGGGCGATAGCCAATCTTTGAACTAGGTGGTGGAATATCGATCCCAAATTTCTTCGATGCGCCCGCGTAATCAATCACCGGCACAGTCGTGGATCTGCAACCGAAATGTGGTGGGTTTGACGGTGTTGGCCCTTTGCCGTAGAAGAACTCCTTCTGATCCAGGTTTCGGCAGATCGCCGTGGTGTTGCTATCCAGCGTGGCAATCCATCTGTACTTTTTCGTAAGGTTTGGATTGGCCTTATAGACCTGCAGGCTTGCAGCGTTTGACGTGGCATTAACGCTGGTCCTCACCAACGTCCGTACCTGATGTTTTGCCATCTTCCAGGCGTTGCCCTGCTGGGCCAAGGCCACCTGACGTGGGGTAAGTGCCTCAGTCGAAAAGCCCAGCTCTCCATACAAAGACCGGGCAATCGACTCTGTGCTTTCACCCGTAAGCAAGCCATCCAGCACCGCACGCGAGAACAGATCGCCTTGGCGTTCAGCCAGCCCGCGAAATGCCTTCACGATGCTGGTGCCATCAGGCATCCGAATCACAGCGCCCTGCCGTGCCGTTAGCTTCATCACTGCACCTGGCCCCTTTACCGCCTCCTCAAAGCTGTCCTGTAACAGGTTGGTGCCCACATCCAATGGGTCAGCTTTCACCACAGCCTTGGCAAAAGACTCAGTGACCTCGACCGTCCGCACCTGGGTCTTAACCGCTGCAGGCACTACCCGTTGCAGTTCCGCTCTGGCAAACGCAACCTCAACATCAGCCAAACCGTCCAGCTGTTGGATTAACTCATTAATGCTCTGCCCAGACCACTGCTTCATGGCGTCCAGGTTTTGTTTAATCAGGGCCCGCATTCGTGCAGCTTTGAACTGCGGCTTTTTGCTACTAGGCATCTTGTCGATGCGCTCTAGCTCTCTTACCGCTTTGACGATCTGCCGCCGGTAAGACTCCAACAACTTGTTAGCTACGCCATTACTGAAGCGGTTCAGATCCAACGCCTTGCGGTAGTAGCTCTCAGGCACACCCGCAACGCCACCAGGCTTGATGGTGTTGTCTAGGAATTTACGCTGTTCAGCAGCACTAGGCGATGCAGTCACAAACCCTCCAAACCCAATTCGGCAGGGTCACAATCCACATAGACAGACACGTCAGCACCTTCCCGCAATGCTGTGCCCACTACTGCGGTGAACTTGGCTGTATTAACAACCCAGTCAGGGCTTTCCCTCAGCCTTGTTTCTTGTATAACGCTGATTTGGCCGTTGTCGTACCAAGTAGTTCTTACGATCCCGAAATGTGGGCCCACACAACTGCCTTGGAACACAAATAAGTTCCGTTCTCGACGCTCCGGTTTATTCCGCCACATCTTCTACGTCCTCATCCTCTTCTGGCAGCGTATCTTCATCATCTTCTTCTGGCTCCTCCTCTGGTTCAGGCTCCTGCGTGCCTGATAGACCGCCCATTTCAAGCGCCTCAAGCTCTTCTTCAACGTCCAGATCATCAAGCACTTCGCCCTTGCTGAGTTCTTCGAGCAAGGTTTTCTGGGTGATAGTTCCGGCAGTGTAAAGCTGCAGCAATGCTTGTATTTCTTGCGGTTGTAGACGTTGACCCAAAAAGTCCCGATTGACGTAAGCCGTACCTGGCTGGCTTTCGTTCAAATATTCGGCATGGAAACGCAAACAGTTATCCAAAAGATCCTGCATTTGCATCGCGATCAGCATCATGGTGCTGTCGCCCTGGCTGCGATCTATCCTCTTCGACTCAGCCGTTTCTGCTGACAGCTTTTGGCCCAGGACACTGGCCAACGCCAGCGTGTTGATCTCTTCCGCGATCCGGTCTAGGTGCTTGAACTGCGCCTCGTAACTGTTGCCAGATGGCTCCACAAATTCAACTCGGGAATCAGTTGGCAGACTCATGGCCTCCGATGGGCCAGCCGTTATTTCTTCCGCACTAGGCGGCATTCCGTAGATAGCCAAGAAAGGCACCGCACTGATTCTCAACTGATTGCTGAGGTCAGAGCTGGCTTGATAGTGCTTAAGGTTTAGCTCTGCGATGTCATTCATTGGTGGCCGCGACTCAAGCACGCCAAAGCGGTTGGAATATGCCACCGCAAACGGAATTTGTTTGACAGTGGTTGTGCCCTCGTCGAACAGCTTGAATTCACCGTCCTGTTCCTTGCGGTGAATTTCGTAAGCCCCAGGTGTCAGGACTCGGACTTGCTCAACTAACTTCTCCCCGTATTTACCATCGGGCTCAGTGATCGTTTCAAATAAACGGAGCTGAGTCAGCTTCTGTTCGCCGTCAATAATTTCACTTCGCCAGCCTAAAATGTCTCTTGGCGTATAGCGAACGTAGTACGGCCTGCCGCTGCCATCAGACGCAGCATCGACCAGAACACCTACATGGCCATAACGCAGGCAAATTCTTGTTGCCTCATAGAGAAACTGCGTGATGTCATTGCCCTGCAAATCTGCGTCAAACAGCTGCTCTGTGATCGTGTCACTTACGTCGGTCAATCTGACCGGTTTGCGGGTCAACATGCCCGCCAACATTTTTTCGATGCGAGCGTAGAAGGGGCTGAGACAGCTGATTTTTAAACGATTGTCATAGCTGAGGTCGTCTTCTCGTGGATACTGCGGAAGAAATTTTCTGTGACCCTTGCGCAGGCCGTAAGTGCCCGATAACAGGACTTCCAGAAGGCCCCAATGATCAGCCATGTTCATGTACGCCTGGTTGGGCGAATCAACAGTGCTGACGTTGCCAACACGCTTAGCGCCACCAATCCCAGATGAATACACGGCTAAGCCCCTACCAATAATTTGATATTAATAGACACGGATTCCAGTGCCACGCCCGGCCCGAATGTGTAGCGGGTTGTATAGAGCCCAAACGGCGTAGCCCAGCGCGTCCGTTAAATGGTCATAGCCACCTTCCTTATCAGGTTGCTGAGGATTGCGCTCTGAATAACCCTGTAGCTCCAGGCACTCGATCATCTTTTCGCACTTGGCAAGGATCTGTAAACGGACTTCGCCCTTTCCGTTCACTAGCAACGCCTGCAGAGCAGCCACTCTATCTCTGATTAGTGGGTTGCTTTTGCCTGCTATGACAGTGAGCCCGGCCATTTGCAGCAGCTCAATGTCTGTTCTCGCGGCATTAGTGCTGCGGTTTGCGCCTGATGAGTCAGGGTAAACATATACAGGAACTTGTAAGTGAGCTGATTTTTCTTTAATGGCTTTTGCCATTGAATCGGTGTCATGGGCTTTCACTTCGTCGATTAGAAGAAATGAATTGCCCAGGCGTACACCACAAATAGCGTTGCAATTAGAAATATTGAAATCGCAACCCCAGTGGCGTGGCTCATTGTCCAAATTGACCGGGGCCGTCTCAATGACGTGCTTCGCTCGGTCGAAACGGTCGTAAACCTGGCCAGTGTTCAGGTTTACGAAGACTCCGTTCAGATAAGACTGAATGAGTTGCTCTGGGTAATTCTGCAGTAAAGAATCAATGAACCCTTCTGGGAGGTAGGGGTTGTCCGTAGTTTTAGCGCGAATTAACGCAGTGTCATCACCTGCGTTTTTCTCAAAGGTGTCGAACGCCCAGCCGAAGCCTTCTGGTGTGGTGGCCGCATAGAACTGCTGGACATTGCCAGAGCGCAGGCGAGCCAATGCCATCCGCATGGCTTGGGTCGCAACTGACTTGTTTGCTGTATCGGCTTCGTCGAACCCAACAGCGCAAAGGTTCTGGCCACGGATGCGATTGGCCGTTTCCATGGTGCGAAGAAGGATGGTATGTGAGCCCTCGCGAAAATGGATGCGGTATTCCGGCAAGGGGCTCACACGAAAGTCAAAAGGGATCTCAAATTTTGTAAGCAGCTCATCCATCTGACGCATGAGAATATCCCTCAACATGGGAGCAATGGGTTCGAACAGGGCAGAAACGTGGCCCACATTCAGGGCCGCCATGTGAAGGCTTTTGCAGATCAACCCGTAGGTTTTGCCCGCTCCAAATCCACACACAAGGCCAAGTTTGCGGTGCTCTGTGTCCTGGCAAAAAGCAATTTGATGCGGAAGCAACTCCGCTTGAACACGCTGCAGAACTTCTGCGGTGGTCGGTTTGCTGAATCGCTGCAGCTCAAGGATCGGAGCTAGCAGCGGTTCACTACCTACAACATCATCAACCAGACTCATGACATCTCGAAGCGCAAAAGTCGGGCCTGCAACTCGATGGCCTTCAGGGCTGTGCTGTATTGGCTTTTTGTGGTGGCCTTTCGCTGGATGTCTTTCAGGGCGCAGAGCGATTCATGAAGCCATTCAGGCCGCTCTAGCTCAGCGTCTAGGCGCTGGTGATCACGGGCCCGCTTGATGTATTCCTCCAGCTGGCGAGTGCTGAGTCCCCAGGCGTCCGCGCCATATTGCAGGATTTGAGTTCTGCTGTTTCCTTCCAATAAGAGCTTATAAACGGTATTTATCCGCTCATCTACCTGAATATGAGTCGATTTAGCAGCCATACCCAGACGTTAACAGGGCTTGGAAGTTTGGTGAAGTGAATTAATGGCGACAGAGGTTATATGGAACGCCTGATCGCGTGAGAGAAAACCTTTGTATTTGCGATGAACGTCGGCTGCGGCCTTGTAAAGCTGTGAAGTGGAGGGTTTGAAATCCGAATTGGTTAAGTGGTCAATGACGACATGCGAAAGCGGTTTTTGTTCTTGCTCAGCGATGCGTTTGTAGGCGTCTAGCTGGTCTTGTTTCAGGTTGATTGTGACTTTAGCCATTAGGAGAAATGCAAAAAATGCAATTAATTTTTTACTCAGGAATTTTTACTTGATCACCTATCCAGTGCAAATATGGGCCAATATTGACCTCTGGTTCCTGCGCGGTATACCACCTGTAATCGCAGGTATTGCAATGGCGGCGACGCACTACTTCATAAGGGCCTTCAACAGTCCTTTTGGTCGTTACAACTGATATGCGAAGCGAATGGCATTTCGGGCAATGCATGAGCAGAAAGGCGAAGAATTTGATCAATTTCTTTTAGTTGGCCCGAAATAAACTCATAAGTTGATTCAGGTAAGGGCTCAACATCTTCGAGGGTGTTATCAAGAACTGCACGCGATACGGCCAAAGATTGATCAAGAAGCGTTTGCAGGCGAAAGATTACAGGCCGTTGCCTGGCTGTGTGGAGTTTCATTCAGTCGATTGAAGGTAGGAGCTGCTCTACGTTTTGAAGCTGCTCTTTCACGTGAGCAATGTATGCAGGCAGCAGTGGCTTGAGGCCAGTGCGGACTTGTTGTCTTAACGAGTTGATGTCACGGGCAGTGGCCTCCCAGTTGGCACGACGTTGACGGTGGATGTCGCGGATGGTGTCCTTGTCAACGTTGACGCCTATGGGCTGTTGACGGCCACTGGTGTCAGTTGCGCGAACACCCGTGGAATCACGAAACCCTGCGCGAGTTGTTTGGGCCTCGTAGTCCTGAGCCTCGTAAGCAGCAACGCAGTGACAGATAACGGCTAAATCTGAGCCACCATGCCGATGGATGTTGCCGTCGATAATTTCGGCGTCGTAATCGGGCAAGTAATGGTTCAGGAGCCCGTCGCCATTGGTGACGATGCCAGTGTCGTAACACGCGAAGCAGGAGACCTTTGGAGCGTAAAAGGTTGCGTCACGGTCGAGAGAGGACCGCTTGTGAGATGAAGTCATTGGCCAGGGGTGGGTTTAGAAGGGATCGCCTTCCTGAACACCAGGATGGGTCAGGTGGCTGGGTTTGGCTGTGGCTGCTGTGGCAGTTTCCATAAAAGATTCATAACGGCCATCACGTAGCCAACGGAAACAATCGGGGTAGCAGGTCAGGAACCGGCCCTTTTGCTCCCCTCTGGCCTGATCCTTCAACGAAGCGGCCAAAGTGCCTTGTAGGCGCTCCTGAACGCCTCTGGTGAGCTTTTTGTATTCAACCCATGCCTTGGGCTTGGATTGACCAGTCGCTCTATTGCCAATTTTTTGGTACTGCTGCCAAAAGGCCTGGAACTCATCGCTGTAGTCATTTCGTGCTGGCTTTCGGCCTTTTGCAGCTTTACTGGCTGTTTGTAGTTCTTTTGTATTTAGTTCTTTTGTATTTAGTTCGGCGGCAGCTCCTGCCGGGGGGTCCGGCACCATTTGCCGGGGGGTGCGGCATTTCCTGCCGGGGGGTACGGCAGATGCTGCCGGGGGGTCTAAGGACGGTGGGGCGACGTTGGCCAGGTGGTTGACGGTGACCCGATAGAGGTTTGTGCAGCTGTCACCTCGATCATTTCGGCGTGATTCGCGTTGAAGGAGTCCCATGGACTCCAACTGCCCAGCGACAGCCCGAGCAGTACGGACAGAAACACACGCACCATCAGCGATGGTTTTAATTGACGGCCAGCAGTCGGCATTTGCTCCGGCGTAGGTCTGAATAACCCAGAGAACCGCAAGTTGATTTGGCTGAAGCGTTCCGCGAATTGCTGTTGGAAGTGACGTAAAGGGGACGCCTTGCGGGATGAAAGACATGAATTAGCGTTGGAGGGCATGAGCACCGGGCGGGGATTCGAGCACCCCGCTTTTTTTATGCGTTACGAGATCGAAATTTCAGGAATTGAAGCCGCACCGCAAGGTTCAAAAATTCGCACTCGTTACGGGATGCGAGAAGCCTCAGAACGTCTTGGGCCTTGGAGAGACGCCGTACGAGTTGAGGCATTAGCTGCCTGCGGGGAGTTGATTGAGGAAGCCTGCAGCGTTGCCGTTGAGTTTCGGTTTTTGCGCCCTAAAGGTGATTTTGGTGCCAAAGGCAACCTGCGTCCATCAGCTCGCACGCACTACACGGCCAAAAAAAACGACATCGACAAGTGTTGCCGGAGTTTGCTTGATGGGCTGACTGGGGCGGCATTTGCCGACGATTGCTACGTGGTGGTGCTTAGTGCTTGCCAGAGATACTGCCTGCCTGGGGAACGTCCAGGCGCAACTGTGACAATTCAAACTCTGTCCTAGTACCTACCAAAGACCTACCAATCGGGGCCATAGTAACTTCAGTTCCGGGAGAGACCCGATGTTCATTCTTCAGCTCGACCGCGTAGGCCAGAAGGTTCTTGGCTTCACGCTCCGCACTCCTGATGGCCAGTCCTTGGTCTTCAAGACCATGAATCAAGTTATGGAGGTTGTGGCCCACGTCGATCCTGACCAGCTGGTCTGGCATAGTTTGAATTGCGCCATGAACTTCTGGGACAGCGAGACAGCTCTTCCGTTTTGGGGGCAGTTTTCGACTGGCCGTGAGGTTCGTTTTTGGGACTGGGCAGAAGGCAAGGCCAAAACCCAGACCATCACCAAGCGTCATTGGTGAGGCCTTCAGCCTTAGGGGTTGTGCCAACTCAACAAGCTGCATAATCCCTACTACTTGGCTACCACCTGGGCCCATACTTAGCTTAGTTCAGTCAACCACCCCATGAACCTCTCTACCTTCTTCGTTGAAAAAGACTTCACGATCAAGACCTACGAGGTCACCAGCCCTGTGACCGGCGATTCACACATCATCACCACCGACGTTGTGATTGATCGCATCCTCAGCACTAAGGGCCAAGAGCGCCAGCAGATCACCTGCATCCTTCAGCAACTGGATTTCCGCAACGGCGATTTCCACCACTTTTTCAAGCACTTGGCCACCGGCCTTGCTGCTCAGTTCTGAGGCCTTTAGGCCTTTCCGGGGATAACAGAGAGGAGTCGCCAACTTATGGGCGCAGGCTTGTCAACCCCGGCCTTATCCACCCCTGTTTTATGGAATTGACTAAACCCAAGCTGTCTTACCTGGCCAGCTTGATCCGTGAAGACCTGGCCAATGGGGTCATGGCTTGGGACACCCCAGAGGGCCAGTCCCTAACCCGCGAAGACATCCGCGAATTGTGCGAGGCCTTAGAGCCTCCAAAGCAAGAAAGCTTGCATGAGATGCCGCTTGATCGGCTGATGCTGCCAATCCGTGCTCATAACGCCCTATGGCGGCGTGGTTACAAAAACGTCGGGGCTGTTATGGCCTTGACCCGTAGAGACCTTCTGTTGATCAGCCACGTTGGCGAGGGCAGCGCCGACGAGATCTTGGCCGCTATCGAAAACCTTCGGGAGGAACTGCAATGAGTAAACCAAACAGATACCTGAATCCCATGTACGACCACGACCACGGCAATGGTCAGGACAGGATTCAGAAACGTCGTGCCTTTTTGCACGACAAGATGACTCAGATGGGCCACCACCCAGACAAATATCAAAAATGGCATGAGGAACTAGAGACCCTCAAACAGCAGTCGAAACAAGCCAAGCAAGAGCCAATCGTAAGGACTGAGAAATTTGCCGTTAGGCCTGCGGCAATCCTTAAGGATGGAGCATCCCTTAAAGGCTGCACAGATTACGAACTAGAGATCTTGCAAAAGTTTGTTAATGACGAGATCAGCAGACGCGCAACTGCAAGGCAGAAGATCAAGATGCAACGCATCCAAAAAATTTTGCAGGGCTACAAAGAACGGGGATGGTTGCCCGAATACGAAGCATTTGTAGAGGTGCGCCGTGTGATTGTTCAGCAAAAAATTTTTGGCATGGGCAAGAAACGCGCCGCCAAAGATATAAGCGACCAAATTATCCGGGCTATGTGGCGAGGTGACAAGCAGCCATGGGACAAGCATCAAGGCATTGGCGCGATGCCCAGGGGATATTTTGGCTATCAACCAGGCAAGAAAAGCAAGACTCACTATTACCTAGATCCCAAACAGCTGCTCTGCCATGTCATTGCCCAATGGAAGTATCAATCCCAAAGAAAACGACAACAAGTCGAAGCAGCTGCTGAACGTAAACGGTTCCATGAGGCGAAGTTGAAAGAGTGGGAGGAAAAGAACAAGCAGCGTTCACAGCAAGTCGCGCAGGAATGGCATCAGCAAATAAGTGAGCAGAACAGCAAGTTTCGGCAGGCTCTGGTCAAGCACGAGCAAGTAAAAGAAGAAAACAGGAGAGCCAGAATGTATGCAGTTGCGATGGAAACGCAGCGGCTGCTGGCAAAGCATGGGATGAACACTATTCCTGTGCCAACTGACGAACCTACACAATCCCTACCAAACACCGACCACAAGGGGCAGAATGGGTAGGCCTATGCAACCACCCCATGGATCTTGGCTCTAAGTACCTGAAAGCCCTTGTGGCCCACCAGGAAGAACTAGACCGCAAGGTACAAGAACAACACCAGCAACTGGTGAAAGACCTTGACCGGCACCTGGCCCAGGAGCGCAAGCGCCTCCTGGAATCTATCGATTAACCCTAGGGGCTTCGGCCCCCTTTCTTGTGTCAATTTAAAAAGCTGCACAAGGGGTACTAGTCACCTACCAAGGCGGGGTCATACTGGCTTCAGTTCCAACCACCCCAATGATCACCTCCAGTCACACCCTGACCAACGGACTTCAGAACTTCATCTTTGAAGTCACCGCCGATGGATGCCTGATCAAGTTCGTGAACTGCTTTGGTGCCATCACCGAAACCATGGAGTTCACGATTGAAGAAGGCCGCAAGCAATGGAAGCTCGCTTTGGATTGCGGATGCAAGCGCGGCTACACCAACCCCCGCCGTCCGGAGCCTTCTGCCTTTGACGACAACCGCTGGGAGGCCGAACTGGCCCTAGCTCAGTCCTGACCCCCCCCGGCCCCTTTGGGGGCCTTCTCTCCTTCCCTAAACCAATGAGACAAGTTCGCTTACAGAGCACCAAGCTCTACAACGACCCCGGCAATCCCCGGTGGTTTGCTCCAGCCTTCACTACCTTTCTGTTCCTGCTGTTTGGCGGTGCCTTGTTCGTTTCTCTGACCGGCACGCTGGACCAAATGACGGAACGCGACTGCCGCTTAGGCGTCCAGGCCGCCTGTGAACAACTCAACAAATAGGAGGACAAACCCCAGTGCTTCAACCACCCCTGGCATCGCTTCTGAAGTCTGCCCATGCAGACTCTAGGCCCCAAATGACTCAAAGCGAAATTACCCGAATGTTCCATATCGCCCAGGTGCATGGCGGCAGCTTTGTCCGAAACTTGGCCACCGCTGGCTTGGTCGCTGACCCGGACAACGTGGCCAAAATCTTGCGGACCTGGCCTGAGCTTCAAGGCTTATATGGTCCCGGTGGCATCCATTGGGATCGGGAGGACGTTAAGTGACCGTCTCAGAAGTCGATTACTTCAGCGACCCTGGTTACAGCCAAAGCGACATGAAGCAGGCTTTGGAGTCCCCTGAGCTTCTCTACTGGATGAAGCATCAAGGTGGACGTGCTGAACGCAAGCCAAGCCCTCAAATGATTGAGGGCACCTTGGCCCACTGCTTCATTCTTGAACCTGACAAGTTTGAAAGCACCTACCAAGTTTGCGGCCCACGCAACACCAAGGCAGGCAAAGAAGAAGCCCAACAAGCCATCAACAACGGTCGGCAACCCATCACCTTGGCCCAATACGAAAAGGCCCTAGGCATGAATCACGCTGTAAATGGCGACCTTTTATGCAACACCTTTTTTATTGATGGGTTAGCTGAACAGTCTTTTTTTGCAGAAGACGATTCGACAGCCCTCCCAATGAAAGCTCGGCTGGATTGGATTTCCCCAGATGAAACCATTGTCGACCTAAAGACGGTGGCCGCTGGTGGAGCAAGCCCAGCCAATTTTGCCAAACAGGTGGCCACATTTTCTTACCACCTGCAATGCGCTCACTATCTGGAGATGTCCCAGATGAAGCGTTTTGTCTTTGTAGTTGTTGAACGTGAACCGCCTCATCAGATCGGCATATATCGCCTTGATGATGACGCAATCGCAGAAGGCCGTTATCTGCGCCGCAAGGCCCTGGACCTGATCGCTAATTGCAGAACCTTTAACAATTGGCCGGGGCACACCCCGATGGAACCACAAACCCTTTCACTGCCCTCATGGGCCTTCAAATAATGGACATGTCCACGATTCTTCTAGATCAAGCCGCCAAGGAATCTTTGGCTGCACCGCTTGACCTCAACAACGTCAAAAAGCGCAAGGGTGCTGGAGGTCGCACGCTTGACTACATTTCCGGCGAACACGCCATTTCAGAAGCCAATCGAATTTTCGGGTTCGATGGCTGGAGTAGTGAAACCCTTGAAATGAAATGTGTAAACGAAAAACAACCCACTTACATCGCTCGCGTTCGCGTCCGTGCCGGTGGTGTTACCCGTGAAGGCTGGGGAGGCGACAACAGCCACGACCATGAAAACGCCGTTAAAGGTGCAGAGACCGACGCGATCAAGCGAGCCTTGCGGACGTTCGGCAACCAGTTTGGTTTGCCGTTATATGACAAGGAAGAGAACGCCGAGAACCTGACCCGTGGGTCAGAGCCTGCACCAAAGCCCCGGCCAACGCCTAGCCCGGAATTCAAGCGCACTCAAGAGATCGTCGAAAAAGACATTAAAACGGGGCCCTTTTATATCTGGGAAACCAAAATTAAAAACGCTGGCCCTGGTGCTAACTGGATGGCCATGGAAGCCGCCATTCGCAACGGCAAAGACAAAAATGGAAACGATGCTGGATTAACCGACGCCCACAAACAAGACCTAATGAAAGCGTATAAGGCAAGAAAAGCCGAAGTCGAAAAGGTAGCAACGGCATGACCATGATCCAGGCCAACTATGACCCGAACTATTCCGGGCCCTTCTTTTCTGAACAGCAGCTAGCGCAGCGTTGGGGCAAACACCCCAACACCCTGCGCCGTTACCGACAGGCAGGCACTGGGCCCGCTTTCTACGAAGTGCGGCAGGTCTTTGGCCCCCGCGCTCCACGCATCAGATACAAGCTTCACGACGTGCTGGCTTTTGAGCTGGCCAACTCCATTACCCCCGACAAACTCAATGGCTGATTTCAACCCCGCATTACCGACCCCTGGCAAATGGAACATTTACCAGAACGACGCCGACCATCAATACAACCCAGGCGGCAAAAGGCTGCAGCTAAAAATCCCTGTGGAATCAATCCCAGCTTTCTGCCAACACTTGATGAATCTTGCGGATGATCCCGCCAAACACAGAGAGATTCAAGTTTGGGATTTTGAAGCTAGAGAGGTGAAAACTGTCACCGCCATTTCTGCTGGGTTTAATGCGAAGTCCGGCAAGGAAGACGATGAAGGTTGGTACGGCACCATCAACCCACCGGCACACAAGGCCCCAGCCACAGACATTCCGTTCTGATGGCAGGCCCTGAACTCCAAGCCTTTCGAGAGCTGGACAAAATGGGGCTGATCTTAGAGGGCGAGTTTTTCTCGCCCTTTATGGCGGGCCAGGATCACTACACCAAGCTGTTGGCGGAAATTAAAGCTGACCGCTTAGGCGTTAAGCGCCGGAAACAGTGATCATCCAACCTGAATTTGGCCCTTCAATTAGCCACCTGTAGTTAAACTCCGACTGACGGATGCGAACAGATTTACCCGACCGTGAAAAATCATGGCCGCCTTTCTGCATGAGCGGAAAGCCCATGGGGTCGTGCATGACGTAATACTGATCGCCAACCGGGCTGTGTTTCCCTTGCACACCCGTGATCAGCGACCAATGACCGCAGGCAGGCCCCCCGCACATTGGCGCTTCGCCTTTGGTTAGGTCGCCCTTGTTGTACCAACCAACGAGAACACCATTTCCACGGGATATGGCCTCCTCAATCATCTGTGGATTGCCACTCTGAGTGAACTCCACATCCATGCCCAAAAACCTGAGCGTTTGGAGCTGTGCATTAACGCTGGTCGTGTCCCCAAAGCGGGATAGGTGGAAGATGTACTCGTTATCGCTAGAGACCAGATTGGCGCTGGCTGCGAGCATGGCGGCGGAAGAGGCGAAACAATCACGCCACCCATCGGGGCCATTGTCGGTTTGCTTGAAGTAAGGGACATAGACCTCTTCGTCCATCCCAGCAGCCCGCCACGCCTCGAACCACTGGCTGTCTTCCTGTAAAAGCTCAGCAGGCATGGCATCTTGTAGGGCCGCAACGCCAGCCAGGTGGTAGGGCGAGTCATCCCTGAAATGTTGAAAGAAGGGCAGCAAACTGAGCACGCTCAGAAAACCTACAGACGGCCCGATAATGGCTGGTCGTAAACGGTTTCGCCAACGGCCATTTTTATTTTTCAATTCTTTTTTCCGGGTACATGAACTTGACCACATAGGAAACGACTTGATCGTCTATTTGTGATTCGGTCGATTTGGCGTACTCGGTCAAAAGATCGACCACCAGTTTTTTGACTCCCTCCGATTGCAAGAACCGAAACAGAATTGGGCGGATCAGTAGCAGCATGGTTAGGCCTGATCGTTACCCTTAGAGAGTAGCTCTGTTAAGCCATGGCAGAAACACCGCAAACCAAGTCGGAAGAACAAGAGGACCAGGGGCATTCTTGGCTGGGCGATATTGTTCGCGTAACCATCCTTTTGTGGTCAATGGGGATTTTGACGGCAAACTATCTCGGCATCTTTTCGCAAAGTGTAGATCCCACGTTTCCAGCCTCTTTGCTCACGGGTACGGCGGCTTCTTATTCGCCAGCACTCGGCAAACTCGGCAAGAAAAAGAAAGAGGAAAACGGCGTTATTGTTGATAACAACAAGTCGTCCGCAGGCATCAAATGATCCGCACACTTTTGGTATTGGGCATCACATTGGCGTCTGCTTTGCCTGCTAGAGCGGACCTCACACACCGACTTAGTAGCAGCATTCAGCTAGATGTGAACGCGGCTTCAACTCGCGCAATCCGCGTTGGCAACAGTTATTCCGTCTCAGGGTCTGGCGTTGCTACCTCTGTCACCTCAGGCGGCAGCACTACCAACAACGCCGTAGGTGGATTGGGGGCGGCCACTCACGGCGTTAACGCATTGACCTTATCGGACGCAACGCAAGTAACAAGCGGCAACGCATTTTCTTTCGCGACCTCTTATACCGCTGGCGACACCATAAGCACAACAGCTCCAACGACTGGAGCCGTGCCCGCCTTTGGAGACATCACAAGCACTGCCCCGGGAACCAGCACAGGTCTAGCCGGGACCATATTGACTAGCGGGGCGATTACTTTGACCCCAGGGGCGGCAGGCACAGCCGCAATCGGCCAGGTCATCAGTGAGCTGACTGTCCGGTGAAGCGGCTAATTTTTTTGCTGTTGTTGGCATCCCCAGTAGCAGCGGTCCCGGTGATCCCTAATTTCGCTTCGGGTTTAGTTACGTCTCATACTGAGTCCAAAACAGTAGTGCGAGAAAACATTGTTTCTGAGTCCTACAGAAGCGGCTTTGAATACACAGTTAGCGGCACTGGCGTTGAGCCTGCGTCCGGCATCGTTAGCCCACCTGTCAGCGGTAACGTGCTTACGCTTTCAGACCGCACGCAATGGCGGCAGACAGTCCCAGGCAACGCTTTTCAGTTTGCAGAGACCCTGAATCAACCTGGCCTTATTGAGAGGGTAAGTATCGACAGAGAGACGATTACTGAAACTGTGATTGACTCAACCAGCACATTCACGCAATGAAAGCAGCAGCAGCAGCTCTTTTTACGGTCTTTTTCTATAGCACCCCTGCGCTAAGTCAGATAAGTGCAACTGCATCTCCGGTCAGTAATTCATCAGGCTCAGTGATAAATAGTGCGGTGCAAGTGAACCCTGGGCAGTATATGCGGCACAGCTTTGGAGGCGCGATCCAGTGTGATTCTCCAACGCTAAATATCTCTCCATTTATCTCTGGAGTGCATACATATGGTGACCCTAATAACGAATACTATCAAGAACCAGTATATAATAATAGCGACAATTATGGGCTAATTGATCCTGCTACTGGCGTTGAAGGGCCCAATGGGATACCAGATAGTCCTGGGGAAATTTTATATTATAAGCCGCAAAGAACTGGATATAGGCAGAACTACAGCCAAAACCTTGGAATAACAGCAACGCTGTCAATTCCTCTTGGCGAATCAATTAATTTGTGCAAAGAAGCAGCTAGTAAGCAGGTTGCCCTGTATGAACAGGCTTTGGCTGACAAGAGGCTTAACTACGAAATGGGCAGGCTTAAGGCTTGCTCTGAGGCAATTAAAAACAACTACGGCTTTTCTAAAAAATCTCCATTTTATGCAATTTGTGCGGATGTCGTTATCCGGCCTGCACCTGTTCAAGGACACACACACGAGATCATTTACCCAAAGCCCGTCTCAGATCGCGAATGGCTTGATTCCGGTGACGCTGAACGACCCGCCGCTCCTGTAAGGATTCCAGTTTCTCCTTACGGCCAAGCTTCTGATTAATCTTTTTTACTACCTTCTTAGTCAAAGGCTTAACAAGCTTTTGCAAAATTGATGCGATTGGCTTAGCAAAGATTGCCGCAGTTGTGGCAAATGCAGCTGTCAATGCAATTGATACAGTCGGACCAGCGTCAGGCAGATAGTTGTTAAA